CCAAGATAGGCTTTAGCCTTCTTCTGTTTAGACCCCGCTATCTGCTTGAGCGAGTCACCTAGTGATCGCGACACCGATTTAACCCTTCGATCCGTTATTGGAGTATCCTCCAGTTTTCCAACTGGATTAACCGCCGTACTGGTAGTCGAGAAGATTGCCTCAAGAGTACTTTCAAAAGGCGCTCCCGGAAGCAGAAGAGCTGTTATAAGGTTCGCTACACGGGTATTCCCGAGCTTAGCTATCCTCTGAGTAAGTTCCGAAACCACTCTATACCCTTTGGCATACGCCCTAATCACGTCTGCAAGGCGCAGATCGCTTTTCACTCTCTTAGCACGAGCTACCAGTTCAATGAAGCTAGGTAGATTACTTTGAGAGACCCAGTACTCACGTACTGAGATGGGAGAGGCATCAACCCCCCTGACGTAGAATCGCTTAGCGAATTCGTAACTGCCATCCGGTGAAATGAGTGACTTTGCGAGACCGATCTGGATCCCGAAAGCCTCACATAGAGCTTCGTACTGTCTTGCGACAGCTGTACCTAGGATAACGATATCGTCACCTAGTAATGCGTACAGTTCGTACCACCCTCGGAACCCTGCCTTATAGGCCGCAAATTGTACAATCAAGTGATGTACTAGAGCGAGCATTGCCCAATTTGAGTATGCTCCCATAGGCATCCCAGTCCCATATCTTATTTGAGCTTCCCCTAAGTAGTTCGAGTTTCGTTTCCGAAAGCTCCTGTTACTATAGGGCATCCCAACGAGAAGTTCTCGCCAGGACTTCGCCACCGCAGGGGTGACTAAATTACCCAAAGCGGATACGGTTAGTTCGGATGGTATCCTATCGGTAGCAGCCTTCAAATCAAACGAGTACACGTGCGCTTTTCCTGTCGTTCTGAGGAGCTCCACTATTTTCTGATTCAGTGCAAGTAAGGGTTTACCTTGATCATGCGTTCCGTCCTGAGGGATTAACCTCAGAACGGACTGAAAAATATAGTCATGGAGAGGGTACAGTAAACACTGTATCCACCATGTCACCATGGCAACGACCCGCACTTTCCCCGCTGGTTCAGGGATTTCGTGGATACGCCCTAGCCTTAGTTGGCCTTTCCAGCTCCTGACATCCATATAACCGATGCGCTTCTCTGGTACACCGTACGCAGAGTCCTCAAAACGGTCTATGACTTGGAGGATGTATAGTGTACGTTCACGTAGAGTTGCCCCTACTTTATGGTTGTTCTTCTCCATCCATTTAAGCATTTCTGCTTTATCTACACCTATTTTATTCGGTACAGATCCTACTGCCTGTCGGATTAAACCCAACACCTTAGTATTCATGGTTCGAAGACAATAGTCTTCTAACGCACGGTACCAAGCGGTATTGCGGTTGTGCCAAATGGCGTATGCGTCAAATACCACTGCCCACATCGCTCCTGTTTCCGGCGGAACATTTGGTCCCGAGGTTAATATTGCCAAAGGTTTGAAACCCAGCTTTGGAACTGGGACCCTCTTTAATATCTTCCCACAAAGGGGTATGTTCCCCTTTGCCCATTTCAGGAACAAGCTGAACTCAGCTAATGGCTGACTAATATCAGTCCTCTTGGGTTGGGTAATGGTCTGGTAAGAGGATTTCCCTGGGCACTCGATTATCCGATACACTCCTAAGAGTGAAAGCCATAATCTTATGGTCGGTACATCTCCCCTCATAATTGAAACCCGATGCGCATATGGTATAATGCCCGGTAGGCTACCAAGCCCCCTTCTATGCACACCGCCCAATAAGCGGCTGTCAGATACAGGTCCTTTACTTACAACTTGCATTAAGGTGATTTGCGATGCTTTCAGGTACTTAACAAGACCTAAGGTCCCGCCTTTCCATCTGAGAGCAAGGCTCACTACGCGTTCCACTGCCATTATGAATGACTTCCCACGACGGCCTGCTACCAGGTAAGCTACGGCTGAGCCGAAGTCCCTTAGTAGCCCGATGAGGTTTCCCGCACCGGAACCAAGCTTCTCGAATCTTACTCGATTCTTTCTTTCCAAGAGCATGTTAATCATGTCTTTTGATAAGATTGAAAGATTTTGTAGACCGATTAGCCTCTGTTTCCTTAGAGGATCCTTACGCCAGCTACGAGACCGAAGTCGCTCACTGGTTTCAGCTCCTATTTGACCCGACCCGTGCACTGCACCAGGGATCTGCTTAGTTTATCAAACTAGCAGCCTTTGAACAGCGATTAGATCGCCAAGGGCAGCAGGTTCTTTGGAAAAGTCGACACGGTCGTGTCTTTGTCGTTCATAAAGCAGGAATTACGCTGGCTAGTTAGCCATAGTATCCATAACACTACCAGGGATCTGCTAAGATTACCTAGGTATACTTCCACATTTTGTTTCACCGTCTATGACGGCTTACGCCCAGTGGCTATGTCCCAGGGTCACTCACAGCCTTTGTACACTATTCGTCTGTAAATATACATTCATAGTTGTGCTAGAGGAATACCTTAGGTGAGACCCTTATCACTTTACTCCCACCATACCTTAGTATAGTAGTTCAGCATAAAGTAACAAGGGCTAACGATCTTCCCCGGACCAGTAGTTTCCTCTGGTCCACCATTGCTTTTCCGCAATAAGAGACTGTCCTTCGTTTTAACCTCAGAATGCTGTACCACAGGTATCTCTCCTATGGAGCTGTCCCGATTGGTTACCTTATCCATGCTTTTCACAGACTGTTCCTGTCCTTGTGACTTATGAATTCATCACAGAGGGAGAACTGGCTTTGCCAGCTTCTACCACCCTTTACCTACACTTAGGAATTATCTTGTGGAACACGCAAGAACCCTGACCCTCCTCACTTTATTTGGAGGGAGCACACGGATATTACCACTAAACAGGTGATCCCTGCTCAGGGCTTTCTAGAAGTAGGGCCGGGGTACGGTACCCTTTTATGAATTCCTCTGTACTTTTCAATACAGAGCTCCCCTTCACTTCTATGTAAGGTAGGTTACCTGGATAACCAGGTCCGTAGGATCCATGATTCTAAGGCCTATCCGATTACGCTTAATATTCTAAGCTTCCATCCGTACCGATCAATGACCGGAGATTTGGCAGTCCCAGTATATGAGTTTAACTCACACACTGAGGTTTCGATCTCAAGCTTCTCTTCTAGGGAGGTGCGAATCAACAACCTCTG